GTTTGATCCGCTTGATGTTACCAAAAAGCTCATGGTCCCTCTACTAGCTGCACCTATTGCTTTCCAATCCGAAGATTCTGATGCTGGACCATTAACCAAAGGCGCTAAACGACTGATTGACTCTCGGTTCTCTAGTGCGATGGCTTTAGGTACCGCCGCTGCCATTCCAGCCGTAGGAGGCCTACCCTCCAATCAAGCAGAAGCTCAAGCAATAGAAACTGAACAAGAGCAGGAGCCTCAAGGCATATTTAATCAATTCAATGGCGAAGCACCGATTACAGATATGATGTCTCACGCCATACTAGGGATAGGAAGAGACGCAATAGGCAGTGCAGCAGGGGTGTTATCACCTAACTGGGCAGAGCCTGTAAAAGACGCTATATATCCTGAAGACGCAAGAGGACAACTGGCTAAAGATTGGTCAAGTAAGGTGGGAGACACTCTATCCCCAATAGTTGATAAATATATTGCCCCAGCGATTCAAAACTATGCAGCACCAGCGGCACGATCCGCTTATGAAAATAAGCCATTGGTGGGTTACTCTGCTAAAGAGACAGTGGGCGGCTTAATGGACTTGTATGGTAAGTTGCCAGCCTCTGTTCGTGATGAGCTAAGTCCACGCCTGAAACATTTGGGTGGTCTGCTTGCGTCCGTATTATAAACGTTAAAATGTAAAGTTTTGCTAAAAAATGGTATAATCGGGCACATAACTGGAGTTAGCAATGGCATTAGGCACATACAGTGAATTACAGACCTCTCTGGCAGACTTTCTGAACAGAGAAGATTTAACGTCCGTAATCCCCACATTCATCGCTCTAGCAGAGGCTAGTATCAACAGAGATGTACGCCATTGGCGTATGGAAAACAGATCAACTGCAACTATTGACGATCAATATTTCACTAGACCAGGTGATTGGGTTGAAACAATCAGACTTCATTTGACTACTGGAACCACATACATCATGGACCTGGTAAGTCAGAATGCAATGGCAGATAAACGTCAAGGCTCAGAAAATGTTGCTGGAAAACCAAGATTCTACAGTCACTCAGAAGATCAATTTGAGGTATTTCCTACTCCAGATGAGTCGTATGCAGCAGAGCTGTTGTACGTCCAAAAGATTCCTGCACTATCAGATTCCAACACTACCAACTGGCTGCTCAGTGATTCGCCCGACCTGTACCTATACGGCGCTTTAATGCACTCTGCACCATACTTAGCGGAGGATGCAAGAGTTGCAACATGGGCTACAGGATACAGTGAAGCCGTACAGCGATTAAACTTAACATCTCAACAGTCTAAATTTTCAGGCATTGGGTTAAAGACTAAAATACGAGGATTAGGATGAGCTTTTCAAACTTCTTAGAGACAGAGATACTGGATCACGTTTTCGGTGGGGCTGCTTATACTGCTCCAACCACACTTTACATTGCTCTATACACCGGCGCTCCTAGTGATACAGGTGGTGGAACTGAGGTGAGTGGAACTGACTATGCACGACAGACGTCTACCTTTACTACTTCTGATGACACTACTAGCAATGCAGGCGCAATTGAGTTCCCTACGGCTGGTGATAGCTGGGGTACTGTAACTCATGTCGGTGTATTTGACGCGCTGACTACTGGCAATTTGCTCGCTTACGGCACACTGACTGCAAGTAAAGCTGTAGAAAGCGGAGACGTTTTCCGTATTATCGCGGGTGCTTTAGACATTACGTTAGACTAGTATGTTATATGGTGTCTATAAATATGGGCAGGCTGCATACTCTACTGCTGACCTAGAAGATGGCGTTGTTGCCACCTCTGCGTCTTCAAGTGTGGTGGTGGTGGCCGCAGTTACTGTTTCGGGCGTATCGCAAATATCTGCAACGTCAACGGTAGCTACGGATGCCATTAGAGTGCGAGAATCGTCCTCTACGGTCACTTCTGCATCTAGTGTAGCGGTAGCAGGGCAAAGGATACATTTAGCTGATACGGCCATTACCGGCGTCTCAGGGACTACAGTAAGCGGACAGGTCATAAAACTGGGTTCGTCTGTAGTAAGTGCTGTTGCAGGTGTTTCTGCTGATAGCGTTAGGGTTAGACAGTCAGACTCGGCAATTACGGCAAGCGGTGGATTGATATGCTCTGGCATTATACTCTGGATTGACAATAATCCATTAGAGAAAAGCTGGGCTAATACTTCATCATCAAATGTAACGTGGGCAAATGTGCCCCTAAATGAAATAGAATGGGAGGCCGCTTAAATGGCTGATACAACGACTACAACATACTCGCTAGTAAAGCCTGAAGTTGGCGCATCCGAGGACACTTGGGGCACAAAGATAAACACCACGCTGGATACTCTTGACGACCTATTGGACGGCACAACCCCAGTTGTTGGCATGGACCTTAATACTCCAGATATTGATGGGGGAACGGCTGATGACTGTGTTATTGGTGGCGCTACGCCAGCGGCGGGTGCTTTCACTACTTTGGCGGCGTCTGGAGGAAGCGCGGTTGAGGGTGGGGCAGTCTTTAACGAGTCTGGTGCTGATGTAGACTTCCGCGTTGAGTCTGACACCAATACTCATGCGCTGTTTGTTGAAGGAAGCTCTGGTAATGTAGGTATAGGCACAGCCTCGCCCTCACATCGCTTGACGCTATCTGACACTGTTAGCACTAAACTGGTGCTTGATGGGGGTTCTTCTCAGAATGGTATGAGGTGGGAAGATGTTGGTGGCGGTAACTCTTTTTACCTTTACAACTCATCAACAGGTTTTGGCGTGTATGACATTACCGAGGCTACAACGCCCTTGTGGATTGATAACTCTGGTAATGTGTTGGTGGGTACTACTGCTACACCATCATCAACGCAAGGGGGGTTCCAAGTTAAAACCGATGCGGTAGGTGGCGGCTCTACTTACCTGCAAAATAGCTCTGGTACATATACAGGATCATTTGGACAATTTAACTTTATTAACGGTAACGGAACTGTTGGTTCAATCAGCACCAACGGATCAGCAACAGCTTACAACACTTCATCTGACTACAGGCTAAAAGAAGATTTACAGCCAATGACAGGCTCTATTGACAGAGTTAAAGCCTTGAAGCCTTGGAATTTTGCATGGAAAGTGGATGGTACTCGCGTTGATGGTTTTATGGCTCACGAAGCTAATGAGGTTATCGAGGGTTGTGCGTCAGGCACTAAAGACGCAATGCGTGACGAAGAGTATGAAGTCTCTCCCGCAACAGGTGATGTCTTTACACCCGCCATTGAATCAGGCTTTGCCGTTGTATCAGCAGGAGTAGAGTCTTGCCCCGCGTATTACGATATTGACGGAAACGAGATCAAGGCTGAAGTGGTCGCTGTTAGGGCGGTACATTCTGTCATTGAGGCAGTCGATGAGATTATACATAGTTTAGACGTAATTCAGCCTGAAACGCTTGAGGAAGGTCAGCAGTGGCGCGAGACTACAGCGCAAGCAATGGCAACTCGGAGTGTCCCAGATTATCAGGGCATAGATCAGTCTAAGATTGTCCCTTTACTAACAGGAACATTGCAAGAAGTCATTGCAAGACTTGAAGCACTGGAGGCATAGCATGGACTTAATACTACAGAGCCTAAAGTCTAAGACAGTCCAGTTCAGTATCGCTCTGGCTGTATTAAGTATTGCTCAAGGTCAGATAGGTTTCTTACCTGTCGGTCAAGGGGCGCAAGCATTTATTGGAATGGGTATCGCGGCTTGTATCGTGGTGCTTCGCTCTGTAACTACTACGGCACTCAACCAAAAATAACGGCAACCCATTATGGCAACGGCAAAGGAAGTATTGATTCGGCTAGAAGGTCACGAGAAGGAATGCTCTGTCCGCTATACGAACATTGAAAAGCAATTAGATGATGGCTCTGTGAAGTTTAGGAAAGCTGAGTTAATGTTGTGGTCTATGTATCCGCTTATCTTAGGGTCAACCTTTCTTGAGAGGTTAGTTCAATGAGCCTGATCACTTCTTTAATCGCGCCAGTCACCAGCCTACTCGACAAATGGATTCCAGATGCAACCATCAAACAACAGCTCGCGGCAAAGATTAGCACACTTTCAGAGGTACACGCGCAGGAACTCGCAGTCGCTCAGATTGCACTCAACACCGCAGAAGCAAAAGGAAACTGGTTCCAAAGTTCATGGCGACCCGCTACAGGATGGGTCTGCGTTATCGGAATGGCCGTCAACTTCCTAATATCACCACTAGCGGCAGGGTTTGGTTTCGTTATACCCCAGGCTGATATGACAACCATGATGCCTGTTCTAATGGGTATGCTGGGGCTATCATTCAACAGGACTTACGAGCGTGTTAAAGGAGTAGGCAAATAATGGCGTATGTCAGTATTGATTTACCTGCTGGAATATTCAACCACGGTACAGAGCTAGATTCGACTGGACGGTGGAGAGACGCTAACCTTATACGGTGGGAAAACAAGTCTATTCGCCCTGTCGGTGGGTGGACTACTCGCGTGTCTAGCGCATTTGCTGCGGCTCCGCGTGGAGTTATAACCTGGGCCGATAACAACTCAGATGCTCACATTGCAGCAGGGACATACAATAAACTTTATGCAGTTAATGCAGGGGGTGTCGTTAGTGACATAACCCCAACAGCCTTAACCTCTGGCGATTTAGATGCTGACGTCAATCTAGGCTATAGCGGATCTTTCTGGGGCACTATTACTTATGGAACAAACAGGCCAAGCAATGGCGTTCCTGCTGAGGCTACGTCCTGGTCTTTAGACACATGGGGCCAGTATTTGATTGCCTGCTCAAGCAAGGATGGAAAGATATACCAGTGGGAGCTGGATGGTGCGACAATTGCTGCGCCTTTGACAAATGCTCCTGTTGATAATGGTGCTATTGTGGTTACTGATGAGCGATTTATCTTTGCGCTTGGATCAGGTAATAACCCACGACTAGTCAAATGGTGTGATCGTGAAGATAATACAGACTGGACTCCAACAGCAGTTAACCAGGCTGGTGATCTTGAATTGCAAACATCTGGAGAAATAGTTTCTGGATTAAGGGTGCGTGGAAGAACACTAATCCTTACTAACGTCGACGCTCATGTTGCCACCTACAGTGGACCACCAACAGTTTACGGCTTCCAGAGGGTAGGCACATCTTGTGGCTCTATCTCTCGTCTAGGGGCTGTTGCTGTTGACGAAGGCGCTTACTGGATGGGTGCTAAGTCATTTTACGTCTATAATGGATCATCTGTACAAGAAATGCCATGTGACGTCATGGACCATGTATTTAATGATATGAACACCTCACAGCGATCTAAGGTATGCGCCGTCCATAACTCTCAATTTGGCGAGGTATGGTGGTTTTACCCAAGCACCGCCTCTGTAGAGAATGATAGGTACGTTGTATATGATTATAAAGAAAACCACTGGAATATTGGTGTATTAAGTAGAACGTCAGGCGTTGACTCTGGTGTATTCAGTCAGCCTATGTGGTTTGATGCCTCTGGTAATATCTATAACCAAGAGACTGGTCACTCTCACGGCACTAGCGCATCTTATTTAGAGAGTGGGCCTATCAGTATTGGTATAGGCGATCAGATAACAAAAGTTAACCAGATTATTCCAGATGAGCTTAATCTGGGTGATGTAACACTAACCTTTAAGACTAGATTCTATCCAAATGGCACTGAAGAGTCTTACGGACCATTTACCATGTTAAACCCTACTGGCGTTAGGTTTCAGGGAAGGCAGGTTCGCATGAGGATTAATGGCTCAGAATTGGTAGACTGGAGGGCGGGAAAGATGCGTTTAAACGTGACTACTGGTGGCAGTAGATGAGTCTAGCTGAACGCCCACCACCACCACTAGGGCCAGATTGGAAGCCTTGGGGTGAGAGGTTGACGGACTTCTTAACTAGAACAAAGTCTAAGCTGTCATACTATCTTGCTGGTGAGTCTGCTGGCGAAGATGGCGTGTTATTGTGGGATAGGACCGGCTATCCAGTAGTATCAAAGAATGGCGAGTGGAGGCAAATAAAATTAGCGGGAGGCAGTGGATCATTTGCATCAACTGTAGATGTAGTTGCCGCTAGCCCAGATACAGCTTATGCCATCCCCTTTGACCTTGTATCGGCTACTGGGACGGTGACTATTGATGCGGCTGACAGCACTAAGATAATATTTGCAGAGGCAGGAGTGTACTCGGTGGCTGGTAATTTCCAGTTATTGTCGAGTACAGCAGCAGTAAAAACTATATATCTTTGGACGATGTTAGATGGAACAACAGACTCAGTGTCGGTACAAACGGATATTAAAGACAGCGGGCAAGTTAAGACGGTAGGGGTGTCCTTTACGTTAACAATTGCAGCAGGGTCATATCTGCAAATAAAGTGGGCAGTTTCTAATATTGCATTAAGGTTAAAGGTGGTAGCAGCAACCGCATTTGCACCTACTACACGCGCAGCTCAAGTATCCATAACACGCGCATCCTAAAAATGGTATAATCGAGCATATTTTGATACGGAAGTGCAGATGTCAGACTTAGACGTAGAATTAGAACGATGCAGGGTTTGGATAGAGGCAGCGTTAGATTATAGTGGAGGAACGCACGATTTTGATGATATTGCGGCTAGTGTTCGGTCTGGTTACATGCAGTTTTGGCCTGCACCTAAAGGGTGTGCGATAACAGAGATATTAACATTTCCAAAGCGCAAGATTTTTCATATCTTTCTTGCTGGTGGAGAGAAGCAGCAAATAGTAGATATGGACGAGTCGGCAGTGGAGTTTGCTCGCAGAGAGGGATGTACAGGCATGACTATTGCTGGGCGT